ATGAATTGCTGATCGAGGTAGGCGGCGATCCCGGCCACCATGTCGCGCCGGATGACTTCCTCGGCCGACGGCGTCGACGTGCGCGCGAGTTCCTCGGTGATCACGATGATCCCGGCGCACTTGGTGATCCCGAGCGTGATGGTCGCGAAGGCGAGCTTCCCGACCGGCTTGGGCGCGCCCTGGCCGACCCACTGATACGTGCCGCCGCCGGTCTGGCTGGCGACCGACACGTTGAACGGCACGCGCACGAACCCGGGCACCTTGCCGAGAATCGTCGCGGGCCGGAGCAGCGCGAGGAACTCGTCGGTCAGCGGTTTCATCGGGGCCAAGGGACCCGCCCACGTCGCGTCGGTCGTCGTGCCGGCGGCCACGGCGGCTTTCAGGACGAGTTCGACTTCCGGCGTCGAATCGGTCCAGCGTTTCGCATACTCGACGGCCTGCATCGTCGACCCGCGCGAGACCGCGAGCGCCTGGCAGTAGCGGATGAACGCGGTGCCTGGTGCGACGTTGGCCTTGACCGAGATGATCGGCACGCCGCTGCGCTGAAGACTGGCTTGTTCCGGCGTCGCCGCCGTGATCGGCGTCGCCTTCGTCACCGCCGTCGCCTCGAGTGCCTTGAGGCGCACGAGATGCGCGTCGATGGCTTTGAGTTCAGCGGTCAAGCCGTCGTACTCGTCGGTCTCGGTCTGGTCGAGCGTCGCGCCGGCGTCGGCGGACTTGGTCATGATCGCGGTCATCCGCGCGTGCTTGCCGGCGCGGCTGGTCTCGAAACTCGTGATCTGTTCGTTGATCGTTTTCTGTTCCATCGGACGCGCGTCCTTGTCGACGCGCACGATCGGCAGGGGGTCCCTGTCGCGGGACGAATGACGGCCAGACGCGGCCAGGTCGAGTTCTTTGATCGTGTGAATCGTCGCGTCGGCGTTCGCCGGAATCGCGACCAGCGAGAGTTCGAGAACTTCCGTCTTCAGGAACCGGAACCCGCCGGTGTCCTTGTTGAACGCTTCCTCGATCGAGCGGAACCCGATCGAGACGCCGGCCAGGAGCCCGGCCTTGAGGCTCTGCCACGCTTCCTCGACGCGGTCGCGCAGCGTCCCGGGCGCATCGATGGTCGGCAGGGTCGCCGAAAATTCGAGCCCGTCGGGCGTGGGTTTCTTGAACGTGACCTGGCCGACCGGCTTGCGCGTGTCGTGGTAGAGCAGCAGCGGGAGCGGGTTTTTGTAGGTGATGCCGAGCGGTTCGACGACGTCGCCCATGCGATCGGGTTCCGGCGTCGACGCGATGCCCGTGATCGTGCGTTGCTGGGGATCGACACCCTTGACGGTCAGCAGCGCATAGGCACGTGTCAGGGGCACGCGCTAGGGTGCGGTCACCTCAGCCTTTTGGACGCACAAAAGGTCGGCGGCCGTGGGAATCGACCACCACTTCGTTGATCGCTTCGCGCAACAGCCCGGCGACGCCGGTCTGATTGTCGCTCGCCATCCGTCGCAGCTCGAGGCGTTGCGCCGGCGTCACGCGCACCTGAATCCGGGTCGTCGCGGGCGTGTCGGCGATCGGTGGGCGCCCGGTCCGTCGTTTGGCCATAGCGTCATCCTTCATCCGAGCACAATCATCGAATACGTCGGCCGCTTCTCGGCGGCCATGTAGTCGCGCCGATGGATCGCGTTCACGAGCGCGGCGGCGCCGTCAATCTTTTCCGTCGAGACTTTCTTCGACAGCATCAGGTTGCCCCACGCATCCGTCTCGACCGCAATATTCGAGATGTTCCAGCGCAGGACCGGGTGCCCATCGTGGCGCAGCGCCTTCGAGAGAATCGCCGCCTCGAGCGACTTGGTCGGCCCCGACAACGTCCCGAACCCCTGGCCGATCTCGACGCACACCATCCCGTCCTGCTTCGCCAACCGGGTCACGAGGTCGATGGCATTCCACTTGTCGAAGGCGAGCTCGCGCAGGTCGAACTCCGACGCCCAGGCGCGCAGCACCTGATGCACATACTCGTAATCGACCACGTTGCCCGGCGTCGCGACGAGCCACCCCTCGCGCGCCCACTGGTCGTAGGGCACGCGGTCGCGCCGTACACGTTCGGCCATCGTGTCGGCCGGGACGAAAAACTGCGCGAGCACGTCGAACCCCGGCCCCGTGTCGTCGGGAAACACGGCGACCAGCGCCGTCAGATCCTTGGTGGAACTCAGATCCATGCCGACGTAACAGCGGCGCCCGCGCAACCGCGCGCGGTCGAGCGGCACGCGGCACGCATCCCAGGCGGCCATACTGACCCAGCGCGCGGCCTGTTCGGTCCACTGGTTGAGATACAGCCGGCGAAACGTGTTTTCCTGCGCGGGGATCTCTTTCGCGCGCGCGCAGGCGATCCGCATCTCCTCGAGGCTGCGAAAGTCGCCCAGCGCCGGATTCGCCGCCTGCCAGACCCGTTCGTCCGTCCACTCGGCCCCGAACGGCGCCTCATAGAGAATGGGCAGGAACGTCGGATCGATGGCCGGGTGTTCCTGGACGCTCCGCGCGTGCGAGTACAGTTCCCAGAGAATCGAGTGGCGGTCATAACCGGCGGTGCTGATCGCTACCAGTAACGGTTGCGCCCGCGCGCCCATCGACGTGGCCAGCACGTCGTAGAGTTCGCGCGACGGCGCCGCGTGCAGCTCGTCATAGATCACGCGCGAGGCGTTGAACCCGTGCTTGCTGTACGCCTCGGCGGAGATCGCGCGGTAGAAACTCCCGCTGGCCCGATGCACGATGCGTTTCTGCGAGTCGATGATCTCGACGTCGGCCTCGAGCTCGGGATCGTTCCGCAGCATCTGCGCGGCCACATTGAACACGAGCGCGGCCTGGTCCTTGTCGGCCGCCGCCGAGTACACCTCGCCGCCGATCTCGCCATCGAACATCAGCCCGTGAATCGCGAAGGCCGCCGCTAGTTCGGTCTTGCCGTTTTTGCGCGGCATCATCAGCAGGCACGACCGATAGCGGCGCCGGCCGGTCCGGTCGGTCGCAAACAGCGGGCGCACGATGTCGCGCTCCTGCCACGGGCGCAGGCGGAACGGTTGCCCGCCAAATGGGCCCTTGGTATGCGTGAGCCGGTTGATGATCGCGACCGCCCGATCGCTGCCGGCATTGGGTCTCACTTGAGGCCGGCCCATTTCGACACGGCGGGTTGCTCGGCCTTCGGCACGTGGACACGCGCGCGCGAGCTCGGCGTCATCCCGAACTCGGTCAGGAGCGCCCGCATGTGCAGCAGGGCGTTGTGCGCGATCTTCACGTACGGCGACACGATCGGCACGGCCTCTTTGCCTTTGATCACCATCCCGAACTTGCGGATCTGCTGCGTCGCGCCCTTCCACGTCGCCCACGCTTCGCAGTACGCGGTGAGCGCGGCGGTGTCGGTCTCGGTGAACACGCCGAGCCGCCGCAGCATCGGCGCGAGCCGCACCCATTCGGCCTGGGCCTCGGGGTCGAGCCAGGGCGGCGGCGCGAGGTCGTCGACCGGCACCGGCTGCGGTTCGTCGGCCGCGAGTTTCCGCTTGCCCGGCAACCCGCGCAGGAGTTTCAGCGTCGAGGGTTCCGGCTTGCGACCTCTCATGCGCGGACCGCCTCGCCGACCTTCACGGCGCGTTGGCCGGTGAACGCTTCCCAGCGGTCGATCGCCACTTGACAGTACGACGGCGCGATCTCAATTCCGAACCCGGTAAGGTCCGCCTGTTCGGCGGCGATAAGCGTAGTTCCTGCCCCTGTAAACGGGTCCAGTACGGACCCATTAAACGCGGCGATGTACGCGTAGGGTAACCCGACCGGAAACTGCGCCGGATGATCGCCGTTACTGGTGACGTGCCCCAGCGTGAACACGGTTCCGAGTTCGCGATGATCACGGATCACCACGTCGCGGCGGGCGCTACTCAGTGAGCCGTCCGCCTCGCGCGGCGGATGTGCCCGGCGGGCTTGTCCGGCGGCACGATTCGGCACGGTCGGACGCAGGTCGACGGGCGTTTTTCCAAACACCAAGATCCACTCATGCTCGATCGGAAACATGGCCGTGAGCTGCCCGATCCCGATGGGTTGCCCGGCACGACTCCACACATTCCACGACAGCAGGCCGAGTTCGCTCGCTTCCGCCGCGGCGATGTAGTGATCCCAGTACCGCAACACGTGCCCATTGCGTCGAACAATGCCGAGGTTCACGGCGAGCGTAGACGCGAATGCGGCCGTCGCCGGAATAAACTGCGCGAGCCTCTCCGGGGCCAAGTCGGCCGCCTCGACCGTGTAGGTTCGCTGATCGGCATACGGGGGCGACGTGAAGCACAACGCCGCCGTGTCGCCTCCCATGACCCGCGCCACGTCTCCCGCCTGCGTGCTGTCGCCACAGAGCAACCGATGCGCGCCGAGCTCGAACAGGTCGCCGCGTTGGATGTCCGTCGCGCGTACCTCGGGCACCGCGTCGGGATCGGTCCTGCCCGCCTTCGGCGCCGCATTCGCACTGAATAGGCCGGCCAGTTCGTCCGGCAGAAAGAACGCGGTCAGGTCTTCGCCGTTCTGCAGGTCCGCGGCGAGCTGCTCCACGTTCCACTCGGCGAGCTCGGCCGTCCGGTTGTCATAGATCGCGAGTTGCCGCTTCTGAACGTCCGTCAACCCACGCCGGCGCACCGCGACCACCGTGTCGCCGTCGGCGTCGACAATCTGCAGCTTGGTCAGACCCGCCGCGGACGCGGCCTCGACCACCCCGTTACCGGCCAGAATTACCCCAGCCTCATCCACGACAATGGACCGCGACGCCCCCACGACCCGGAGGGCATCGGTCAGCATGGCGAGGTTGCGCGGGTTGTGGGCGCGCCGGTTCGCCGGGTCGGGCGTCAGGTCGCCCAGGGTGCCGATCGTCGGTCTTGGGGCATCCTGGCGCGCCGGGCGGGGTTTCTGGCGGGGTTTAGGCATCGGAAAAATTCTCAAAAGTGCGGAAGGTTGCGCGGCGC